GGAGGCTTAGACACCGCAGCTACCACCGTGACCGGTGATGTCGCAGATGTCATGGGTCTCAAGCATCTCTTCGATTTCCTCTCCTTGTCGATTGGATGCTTCTGAGTAAGGCACGGATGTCAAAGGCTGGCCACCTCTGCTGCCATCCGCGTAGCACGTAAAGCCACGAAGACGATGCGCATATTTTGCTAACATGTCTGCAAATGGTTCTACCGTGTCTGGGTTGTTTAGTTTGCTGCCCCATGCAGGTAAATTGATTGTCGAGGATATCGACATATCAACATAATCCTGAACGTCAGCTTGGAACTTTATCCGACGCTCTGGGTCTGCAGCCAGGTCTAGAGCTGACTCGATGCTTTCTGGGTCTGCGCCGTAGCGGTCGATAAGCTCTTGCGCGGCACTATCCACAACATATTGGTAATGCCATCTTGAACCACCTTTAAGATAACGCCGCTTATAGGCGACAGCAAAGATCGGTTCGATCCCAGTGCTTGTTCCAGCCAGGATGCCGATACTACCAGTAGGAGCAATGGCGCGATTAGCAACAGGGCGAGACACGCCGAGATCATCTGCAAAGCTTCTAGAAGTAGTGTCAGACACAATTTTGTAAACGTGGAGCCATTTGTGTAGCTCTGGCGTAACTTCATATCGTTGTCCTCTCTGGATTAACCATTCATGCATACCCATCAAACCTAGCCCAAGCCGCCGGTTTTTTTCTCTGGTCCGCTGGATGTCGTCATATGGGACTTCACCTCTAATGGTGCCGCACAGCAGAAACTTTGTGGCCAAGTTGACGACGTCAGCGAACTCACTGACTGTCTCGATCCGGCTCATGTTTACGGAGCCAAGGTTACACACGTCATCTGGATCAGCTGATGTGACTTCCGTACAAGCGTTGCGAAGCGTTTCATCGTCCTTCATGTAATTGAAGCTGAAGCCTGGCTCTGATGTTTTCAGAGCTTGTCGGACATTTTGCATGAAAACGTCGCCAACCTTACCTGTCGCCCAATATTCATGCTGCCAGGCGGTGTCATAGTTGACGCTGATGTTGGTCATGTCCATCGGCGCTTTGAAATTGAAGTCGTTCTCTTTCAGCTTGGCCATGGTGGTGTCGCCCACCGGCATCTCGTCCCAGTTTTTCATATTCAAAAAGTTGTGGATGTCGCCATGCCGCCAGTGAAGTGAGGCATACATCGCAGACCTTCTGCTGCCGCCTTGCATGACATTACGGCCAATGCCATTCACCAGCTCCATCATTGGTAACGGCCCCGATGCTGTACCACCAGTGCGTTTGAGATAGCTGCCAGATGCTCTGTAAACGGAGTAATCGATCCCGATCCCGCCGCCAGACATCAATGCGCTGGTGGCTTTGCCAGCTAGTTTTGCCCAGTCTTCCCTGGTGTCATCCTCTGCTTTGAGCAGGAAACAGTTGTTGTAGTATTTAACATCCCTACCGGCATACCAGAGGTAACGGCCACCAGGCAGGAATTTCATATCGGTCATGTATTGTGTTAGCTGGTCGATCTCGCTTTGCGGCATCAAACCGCTGCAGACTTCTTTGACCAGGGTAGAAGAAAGGGCCGCCCATGTGTCGCAGCCCTCGTGTCGGTATTTGAGATTGAAAATGTCTTCGGCAAATTGGTTACGGAATGTCATTCGGCTCCTCTGTTTGTTCTAAGATGCGGTGCAGATACCAATGAGCTTTGCGTAAATCCTCTTTGCCGCCTTTTAATTCAGCTCGCCAAAGATACTTGAGCATGTTGCCGCGACAGTAAGCGTGGAACCCTGTAGGTCCCAATGCTGATGCTATCGCGTCGATACACTCGATATCGCCCTGATTGTAATGTGGTGGATTGTTGACCAAATCAGGCTGTGGACCCTGACTTAGTCGTTTCATGTATTCTTCGTGTGTGATGTGTTTGGGGTCCAAAGTCTCACCTCTCCCTTCTCACTGTCCCAATCGGTCCAGCGTAGTATTCGCACCAAGCGAGCTTGACGCAGAGCATCGTCCTTCGTCTGTCCAGCTTTGATGTAAGCTTGTTCTACTGCCTCCCAGGTTGGACGGTTGCCGAGGATCTTTTCGGCAGTTTTCGGCCCCACGCCCTTTAATCCGGCGATGCCATCAACTTGATCTCCGGTTAATGCTTGGGTGAGGAAAAACCTGTCGGCTTCTGCCTCGCTAATGTCAAAAAATTCATCCGACATCGGTCGGTAAAGTTTTCCTGGGATTGATTTCAGGTCTTTGTCAGAACTCACAATGATTGTTTGACCAACATTGCTAGGCTTTGTCGCCAAAATGCCCATGCAATCGTCGGCCTCTAACTTTGGCTTGGTTACAGTAATGAAGTTGTCTTTCACCCAATCACACAAAGCCACGTAGCCGGTCGGTTTTCGTGTGCCTCTGCGATTGGATTTGTAACCAGGATCGACATCTCTCCTGAAATTCTGCTGTGGATCTGACAAGCAGCAGATGATTTCTTCAGGCTGAAACCGCTCTTCCAACTTTGATAGAACAGCCTCGAACGCCTGTTTTGCGTCCTTCAAGTCTGTAAACAAACTCCAAACGTCCGACCCCCAATTGATTTCTTTCTCAGCACTAGATGCCGATTGCCAAAGCAAAATGTCAGTGTCGAGGAGTAAACGCATGTTCGAGTTCCTCCAGGACATCTAGGCCAATTTTGGTAATGATCCATCGGTTGCTAACTTCGGCATCGTTGAGCCTTGTAGAAATCAGACCATCACTGGCACATACAGCAATTTCATTGGCTGCCAACCGTGCAAAATCACTTTTGGTTGTGAATGGTTTGATATGTGCCATGCGAAGAACAAGCATGACGTTGTTGGCCACTGCTTGCTCTTCATCAGTGAGTGTCGGCCCAGGTTCGTCCGACTTTGTATTCTGCTTCGATTGGGACCCTGAGGTTGAAGCTGTTTTGCGTTTCTTGCGCCATTCTTCTAATGACTCGACCGACATGATCCGGATCTCCCCTGACTTGACATTGAATTTCATCATGAACAAACGCGATGATGGTCGCGTCTGTCTCTGTTTGCATTTCTTTGAATGATTGATCGCAAAGCTGGATCCAGCGTTTACAAATCAATGCACCAGCAGATTGCAGCAAGGTGTTCAAAGCAGCGTGTTCGCTCCGGATGCTCAATCTTCGACCATCCAAACCGAGCAAGTATCCCCTCGCCTTTAAGGTTGTTTTGACTGCTTTCATTAGTTGGGCGAAAGCTGGTAAAGCTTCCATGAACTGCTTGCGCAGCTGACGTCCTTCTTTTGCGCCTTTGCCAACTATGGAGCCAATTTTTGCGTCTCCAGCACCGTATAAAAGTGCATAGATGAAGGTTTTGGCCTGGTCTCTTGTGTCAAGACCAGCGGCCTTCATGTTCGCTGTATGGACGTCACCTTCGCAGACCTCTTTGGCATAGATGCCGCCATCATTGAGGTAATGAGCCAGGCATCGCAGCTCCAAAGAGCTGAGATCAGCCCCAACAAGTTGATATCCGAGTGGCACAGTGAATAATTCACGACATTCCTTGCCATATTCAGCTCGAAGCGATGGCACCTGTTGAAGGTTGGGTGCAAAGCTGGAGGCGCGGCCTGTTACTGTTCCATTTGGATTGATGACATGCCGAAGTTTTCCGTCGCTGCCAACAAGCCTCAACCAAGCTGCATTGCCCTCTGCCAATTGGCCGATACGCTTTTGCAACATAAAAGAGCGAGCTAGTTTTTGTGCTTCGACATACGGAAGTTTGCTCAAGACATTTTCGTCAATCTTCGCATCGCCCGACTGGGTGAACTCAACCGGTTTCCAGTCGTATTTGGACATCAAACAATGTTGGACATGTTTCCGACTATTTGGGTTGAAAACCACTTCATGCTTTTTGATGAATGGCTCGCCCTTCCGGTAACCAAGCTTTGCGTTGTTGACCTTCGGAATGAACTCCGTTTCGACAATCCAAGGTGGGAAAAGATCTTGCAGTTCGGTTTTTAGTTCGGCGAGTTCATCCGACAATGTAGCGTAAAACTTACCCGCCTCTTCGGTTTTGAATGTCCAGCCAGCATCTCCAATTCTTCCACACAGCTCAGCAATGCTATGTTCAAATTCGATGCTTTCTTGTGACCACTTTTCTGGGGCTAACGCTGCCCAGAGACGGTGGGTGACCAACGTGTCCTGGAGGCAATATTCCAGCATCTCAGCCGAAAATTGCGACCAATCCTCATTCTTACCGAAATCACCTTTTTTGTACCCAAGCCGATATCCCCAAGCTTCCAGGCTATGTGAACCTATCAGCTTTTTGGGGAGATGCTCTTGAGCTTTACTAAGATCCTCGTTTTTCAAGTCCGCATGTATCAGCCGCGACAAAACCAAGGTGTCACGCAGAACTATACCTTCGGTTTGAAACTGAGGGTAAATCTTCTTGATAGCGGGGATGTCGAAAACGAGAATATTGTGTCCACAAAGCAAATCTGCCTGTTGTAGCAATTCAAGGCCAGCCTCTATTTCATCTGGGCCAAATGACCAAGTGCGACCGATGTTGTCTAGGTCGCGGACACAAATACAGTGAATTTTGGTAAGGGATGTTAGGAAATTGTCGGTCTCGGTATCAAAGACCAGACGCATCAGCGGTTGTCGCCAGAGCCTCTAATTGTACCGCGTTCAGCGCGGCTCTGGAGCTTCTCAAGGTTCATTCTGGCAATTTCTTCCAGAGTAAAACCAAGGTCCACACTCAGCATCGTGATA